ACACTTAAAACAATGTCGATTGAGCAGGTCGAGAAAGCAGAGATCTTCCCACTCAACCCACCGGCCGACGGGGTCTACGGATTCCGGAAAGGCTTCCCGATCATCCAGTTCCAGATCGCCAACCAGGACAAGTTCCTCAACCCGCAGACGCTCCGGCTCAACGGGTCGCTCCAGCTCAAGACGGCCACGGGCACGGCGGTCGCCAACGATCCGACGGGGGCAGCCAGCGCCACGAACGGCATCTGCCTCAACCACCGCCTCGGCGTCCCCGCGGTGCTCCAGCAGATCACCCTGGCCACCCAGACCAACCAGACGCTCGAGGTCATCCGGAACTACGGCAGGTACCTGGTGAGCGTGATGCCGGCGACCCACTCCCAGGAGGACTACGACGGCGTGCTCACCCAGCAGAACCCCATCGTCAGCTCGCGGTCCGGGGTGGCGGCGCGGTCGCAGAACACCAAGGTCGACTTCAGCATCCCGCTCCGGACCGGGCTCCTCGGGTCGGGGCAACCGATCCCGCTCGGGACCAACGGGCTCCGGGGGATGATGATCAGCCTGGAGCTCTCGCCCGACAGCAACGCCATCAGCGGCTACTCCACCTTCACGGCGGCCGGGGTGGGAACGAACGTGACCTACACCCCGCTGGGCGCCGGCGCCTCGTACGAGATCAGCGACCTCTCGCTGTCTTACGACCTGCTGGTCCCGGACGACAGCAAGAAGGGGGCCCCCGCCACGGGGCAGTTCGTCTACAACTCGATCTCGCACCTCTACGGCGTCGTCAACTCGGCGGACGAAACGCAGTCCTACAACCTCGGCACCACCAACACGCTCGCGGTGATCCACAACTTCCTCCCCTCCTCGTTCATCAACAACTACAGCGCGGACGGGTTCTCGACCGACGTCCTGAAGAACTCGAACGGCGGGGCGTTCGACACCGACGCCAACATCAAGAAGGTGTCGTTCATCCGCGGCGGCCAGCTCTTCCCGTTGGACTACTCGGTGGACGTGGAGGACGAGAGCGCGGCCGGGGTCCCGCAGACGCAGCTCGAGATCAAGTACATCGACAGCATCAAGCCGTTCAGCGCCTGGAACCACGCCTCGCCGTCGATGATGACCCAGGAGAAGCTCCCCGTCCACATCCAGAAGGACCTGGCGGGGACCCCGGTGCGGCCCGAGATGGAGGCCGAGCCCACCAAGATCTTCGGCGCGGGGATCAACCTCGACCCGCTCACCCGGTCGGGCGTCAACTTCAAGAACACGAACTACGCGGTGCGGATCGTGAGCGAGCTGGACGGCCTCTCGCCGAACTCCATCTTCACCTACGTCGTCGCCAAGAACGTGCTCACCTACAGCCCGCAGGGCATCAGCGTTTCGTCGTAGGGGAAAATCAAAAATGATTTGCGCAACAAAAAATTAAAAAATTAAATCCCCAACTTAAAATGAGCAACATTCCCGAATCGCTTCTGACCCGCCCGATGGCGACCGTCTCCACCATGAACGTCGAAACCAGCGTGCTGGAACCCACCCTGATCACCCCCAAGTTCGCCCGGTTCGTGCTCGAGCGGAAGGGCATCCTCGACACGGGCTCCGTCCTCAAGCTCCAGGTCAAGACCGCCGACGCGGCGGGGGGGTGGCTCCCGATCAAGACCGGCATTCACGCGGCCATCGAGCGCGCCACCCTGCGGATCGGGTCCAAGATCGTCGCGATCACCGACCAGTACTCCCACTACCAGACCATGCGCCGGGCGTTCAAGACGACCGAGGAGAAGTCCCTCAAGGACATGGTCAAGGCGGGGACGCTCGACGCCGTCGCGCCTTCCCCCGAGCAGGACGGCACCGTGGCGCTCAAGGACGCCCTCTACCTGGGCACCACCACCGCCGGGCTGCAGCAGGCCCAGTACACCCTCACCAACAGCGACACCACGACCCCCGAGTTCACGATCAAGCTGTCGGAGCTGTTCCCGATGATGCGGAACGTTCAGCTCCCGCTTTACGTCATCAACGAGCCGTGCTCGATCGAGGTCACCTTCAAGTCGCAGGCGGACGGCACGGCAGGGGTGCTCGCGGGGTTGTCGTCTACTGCCACCTCGACCGCCGCCAGCGTCGTGCCGGGCTCGGTGCAGTTCCTCGCGGACTACCTGACCTACGACGACGACCGGATGTCCAAGACCGCCGCGATGGTCATGTCCAAGAGCGGGATGGTGATGCCGTACGAGGACGTGGTGCTGACGACGTCGCAGATCCCCGCGGTGGCGCCTCTTCCTGGTGTCGGTGCGGTCGCCCCGCAGAACATCGTGAGGGACCTGGGGCTTTCAGGCATGTCGGTCCGGGGCGTGCTCGTGCACCTCGGGACGGATTCCACCACCGACAACATCGTGGGGCAGTACAAGAGCGAGGCGTTCCCCGTCGACGACAGCGTGCAGGTCCGGGTGAACGACCGGCAGATCTACCCCCGCGAGCTCACCCGGGTCACCCAGAAGCAGCACCAGCTCTCGCAGGTGTTCAACACCGACCTCTCCATCCACAGCGCCGAGTACTCGTTCAACCTGGCGACCGACAAGACGGCGGCGGACAGGACCATCACCAACAAGATGGTGTCCCAGAACTGCACGCTGGGGGGCCGCAACCAGGCGGCGCTCGAGGGGTCCCAGTACTACCTCGGGTTCGACCTGACCAGCGATCCGCTCGGGGCCCCCGGGTCCGGCACCACCATCGGGCAGAAGCCGTTGCAGATGCTCCACACCATCCGGCGCACCGCCGACTCCAACACCGCCCGGCAGCTCAAGTACTACTCCCTGGTGGAGCGGCAGATGGTGATCAAGGGCGGGCAGGTCATGGTGAGCGCTTGAGGTGTTTAAAAATAGTTTGATTTATTTAAAAGGAAAAGTGGTTGTAAAAAAAGGACCATGCCGCGCCACCTCGGATGCCGGAACGTCAGTGAGTACCGCTACGTCGTCGAGAGAATGAATGAGCGCGGGGAGTGGACCTCGAAGCACTACGTGTCGCAACGCGACATCACGGAGGAGCTGGGCATCACACGCACCGCCATCCACTACCTCGTGATCGACGACCCGGTCAAGGCCGGAGCAAGGAACAAGAACGTGCGGATCAAGAAGTTGGCCAAGCCGCTCCCGGTGTTTGTGGTGGAGCGCGTGCCGGTGCGCTATTCGGCGGGCGAAGAAAACTGAATTTCAATTGGAATCTCAATTGAAATTATAAATAGACCGATCGAACATGTCTTTAAAGCACATTAAAAAGTCTTTAAAGCACACTAAAAATAAAATGCTTACCCCGTCTACGTCCACGCTCACCGAAACCGTGAACAAGGAGGCTTGCGACAAGCTGGCGTTCATCTCGTTCAAGGACTACCAGGACGTGATGAAGCGCGCGACCACCGTCCCCCACAAGGCCGAGAAGTACACCACACAGTGGAAGCTCGTGCAAACCTACTGCCGGACGATGCGGGAGAACGACTACCGCCTCGAGGTGCCGTACAAGATCGCCGGGGGCCGGATCGTCGCGGAAGGGTGCGCGCTCCAGAGGATCAACAAGCTTGTGCGGGGTGCCCTCTGCCACGGCAGGCACATCGACTATGACATGGTGAACTGCCACCCGGTCCTCTTGGTGCACATCTGCAAGACGCGCAACATCCCGTGCCGCCACCTCGAGAGGTACATGAGCAACCGGGAGGAGCACCTGAAGGCGCTGATGGACGACTTGGACTGCACCCGCGACGACGCCAAGTTCCTGTTCCTGTCCTCGGCCAACTACGACCAAACACGCACCACGTTCACCGCCCCGGAGGGCGGCCGGCCCCGGAAGATCAAGTGCAAGACGTTCATCGCGTTCGACGAGGCCATGAAGGAAATCCAGCAGACCTTGGTGCCGATGTACCGCGACGAGATCAAGGGGAAGTACAAACCGAAAGATCGGAACGAGATCGGGTCTGCCATGTCGTACATCATGTGTGACCTCGAAAGCAAGGTTCTCACCGAGGCGCTGACGGCCGTGAAGGTTGTTCCCAACGTGCGCATGTTCGACGGGTTCATGCTCGACGCGGACACCGAGCTGAGCGTCGCGGCGCTCGACCGGGCAACCGAGAAGTACGGCATCCGGTGGTCGGTCAAAGAGCACGACACCTCGATCGTGGAGAGCCTCGCGGA